TTATCCTACGATATCATCAGGAAAAGATTCACAAGTTATTATTGTTTCTACTCCAAATGGAATGAATCATTTCTATAAAATGTGGGTGAATGCTACAGAAGGTAGGTCCCAATATAAAGCATTTGAAATTAACTGGTGGGATGTTCCTGGACGTGATGAAGAATGGAAGAAAGAGACAATAGCAAATACTAGTGAGGAACAATTTAGACAAGAGTTTGAAACTGAATTTTTAGGAAGTGCTGGTACACTAGTTAGTCCGGCAAAGATTGCCACTCTTGCTATTAAAACTCCTATATCAAGAAAAGAAAATTTAGATATATACGAACAAACTGTAGAAGATCACGTTTATTTTATAACAGTAGATGTAGCAGAAGGTCGTGGACAAGATTACTCCACAATGAGTGTAATTGATATTACAGAAATGCCGTGGAAACAAGTAGCCAAATATAGATCAAATACAATATCTCCTCTTCTTCTTCCAACTATAATTCATCAAGTCGCAATGGCATATAATGAAGCTACGGTTTTGATTGAATCGAATGGTCCTGGTGGAGAAGTTTGTAATATACTCCATTACGATTTGGAATATGAACACTCGATTAACGAATCTGGTGTTCAAGCAAAATTGGGTATGAAAATGACTAAACGAATTAAAGCAATGGGTTGCTCTAATTTTAAAGACCTTGTAGAAAACGATAAACTACTTATTAATGATCTGGAAACAATATCAGAGATATCTCAATTTGTTGAGCGAGGTAAGAGTTGGAAAGCTGAAGAAGGTGGTCACGATGATCTTGTAATGGGACTTGTCTTATTCTCGTGGTTTTCTTCTCAAGAATTGTTTAAGGAATTGAATAATGTAGACTTGAGGAACAAATTATATGATACCAAAATGAAGCAAATGGAGGAAGAACTGACTCCATTTGGATTTATCGAGGATGGACAGAGTGAGGAGTTTTACCAGCAAGTTGAGGGTGGAGAAATTTGGCAGATTTATAATTAGTGATGAAATTTAAATAATTATAAATAGTTACAATGGTTGAGAGAGATAGTCTTTTCCCTCATACTTCATCGAAATTATCGCATAATAACTCAATAACGGTAGAACGATAGGAGTAACCATAATTTGAACATCTATTTTTAATAGGAGAAAAACGATGGGATTTCAATTAAGCCCAGGCGTACAAACGAAAGAAATTGATCTGAGTACGTCTATTCCCGCGGTTGCTACTTCCTTAGGAGGTACAGTCGGTCGTTTTACCTGGGGACCTGCATTTGAGCCTTATCTATGCACCTCAGAAGCCGACCTGCTTGCTGTCTTCGGAAAACCAACCAACGACACATTTCCAGCGTTTCTTTCTTCTGCCGCGTTCTTGAAGTACACAAACAGTCTTCAAGTAGTTAGAGTTGTAGATTCAGGAGCGATGAATGCCGCGCCTTCTGGAAACGTAACTCAAATAACCGGTGAAGAAGATTTTGAAACACAACTGGACTCCGGTACTTTGACTGAAGGCTTTTATGCTCGATATCCTGGTACATACGGAAACGGCATAAGTGTTGAAACACACGATGGTACTGCATCTTGGAGCTCCTGGCAATATGCCGGTGCATTTGATGTAGCACCTGACAGTACCAACAACGAAATGGCAATAGTCGTAGTTGTTGATACCGAAGTTGTAGAAAGTTACATCGTAGGTTTAGCACAAGGAGACAAAAATAGCGATGGTGGAAACATCTGGGCTATGGACATTGTTAATAATCAGTCTAAATTAATCTGGATTAACACGGCTAACGTGACAAATTCAGGAGCTGGTTCAGTAGCGTTTAGTGGTGGAATCGCAGTTTCGGCTCAAGTCGATGCACATTGCGATGACGGTTCTAACGATGATCAATCAACTTGCGAAGGTAACGGTAATGCTTGGGTCCCACAAGTGGATGCAGGTACTGTCGGTGCTAATGAGTATATGCAAGGATGGGATAAACTAGCAAATGCTGATGAAGTTAATATTTCACTAGCAATCGCTGGAGGACTCTCTAACGAAAACTCTGCTCAAGTTGCTATTGTTTCTAAGTACATCATTGAGTCAGTAGCAGAAGCCCGCAAGGACTGTATGGCTATTGTATCACCTCCAAAAGAAGAAGTTGTTAACGTTGGTGGAGCCACTAACGCAGTTAACAATGTAATTGCTTGGAGAACTGATGTTGCTTTCAATAGTGCTTCATCTTACGGTACTCTTGATGGAAACTACAAATACGTTTATGATGTCTACTCTGACACATACCGCTGGATCGGTTTCAGTGGAGATGTTGCAGGGTTAATGGCTCATACTGATAGCGTAAGAGATGCTTGGTGGAGTCCAGGTGGTCTCAATCGTGGTCAGATTAAGGGAGTTGTAAAACTTGCTTATCAGCCCACCTTAGCACACAGAGATCAATTGTATATGCTTCCTAACGGAATCAATCCAATTGTAACATTCCCAGGTCAAGGAACTGTCCTCTGGGGAGATAGAACTCTGCTTGTTAAGCCGAGTGCTTTCGATAGAATTAATGTTCGCAGATTGTTCATAATTCTCGAAAAAGCAATAGCGATATCCGCAAAATACTTCTTGTTTGAATTCAACAATGAATTTACTCGTAAAAATTTCTTGAATATGGTTAATCCATATCTCGCAGGAATTAAAGCGAGACAGGGAATGTATGACTTTTATGTACAATGCGATGGAGATAATAACACTCCTGAAGTCATTGATGCAAATCAGTTTGTTGCGAGTATCTTTCTTAAACCTTCCAAATCAATCAACTTTATCACGCTGAATTTCGTAGCTACGAAAACCGGTGTTGATTTTGCTGAAGTGATTGGACAAGTATAGGAGATCAAATGGATATTTCAAAATTTGGTACCCAATATTCGGGTGACTATGCTCGTCCTAATTTGTTCGAGGTCAATATTGCTTTAATCGATTCTGCAATGTGGGTTAAAACTGCCTCACTACCAGCAACTACTGTTGGTGTAGTAGAAGTTCCTTACCAGAACCGTAAATTAAAAGTTCCAGGTGACAGAACATTCGCAGATTGGACAGCAACAATAATTAACGATGAGGCCTACGTTGTACGTGGTGCTTTGTTACAATGGCAAAAAGCCATACAGGGTTTCACTAATTTTGGAGCCGCTGATGGAGTCTCAAATGCTCACAGAAAAATCGAAATTCAGCCTCTGAATCGCGGTGGTGAAGCTAATACACACAAAGTAAATGTGTATGGCTGGCCTAGCGAAATCGGAGCAATCGATCTTTCTTGGGAAACTGTAGATGCCGTACAAGAATACACAGTTACATTTAGTGTATCTTGGGATGATGGCGGTGTCGATAGTGAAAAAGTGGACGTTTTGGCCGCATAATTTGTTATTTGAGTCGTATAAATATACGAATACTACTCAAATTAACAAAAATTAGGTGATATGGAACTATTTGGTTATAAGATAGAGAAAAAGATAGGCTCGTCTGTGGTCGACAAAGGCTCAAAATCCTTTGTCGCACCAAACCTGGATGATGGTTCTACGGTAATTGACGGAGGAGGTGTAAACGCTTTCTCCGTTAATTTCGATACTGCATTTAAAACACAGCAGGATTTAATTGGCAAATATCGGCAAGTTGCTCGACAACCTGAAGCCGAATCTGCAATTGATGACATAGTTAACGAAGCAATAGTGCTGGATCCTTATAAAGATCCGGTAACAATATATCTGGATAAATTAGATGCACTTGATGTGCCTAAGAATATCAAAGATATGATTGCTGAAGAATTTGACGTTATTTCCAAGAAATTGGAGTTTAACCAGTCTGGACCAGAAATATTCAGACGGTGGTATGAGGATGGAGGAGTCCATTATCATATAATCTTTGATAACGATAATGTCAAGAAAGGTATTAAGGAGTTAAGATACATTGACGCCACTAATATCAAAAAGATCAAAGAGGTTATCAAAGAAAAAGACAAAGACGGAATTGAAGTTGTAAAAGGGGTTGATGAATACTGGATCTACACTAAAGAAAGTAGAGGAATCACTCAAACCCTGAAAGTTGCTTTAGAAGCGGTCGCACATTGCGATTCTGGCTTATATGATAAACAGAAAGAAGTTGTTCTTTCTTATCTTCATAAAGCAATGAAGCCGATTAATCAATTGAGAATGTTAGAAGACTCAATGGTTATTTATCGGATTACAAGAGCACCAGAAAGACGGGTGTTCTATATTGATGTTGGTAACTTACCAAAATCAAAAGCGGAACAGTATCTCCGTAACATTATGAACAAGTTTAAGAATAAGATGGTTTATGATGCGAGTAGTGGTACTGTAGCTGATGGTAAAGATACAATGTCAATGATGGAAGACTTTTGGCTACCTAGAAAAGAAGGTGGTCGAGGGACTGAAGTTGAAACATTACCAGGTGGACAAAATCTTGGTGATATGGATGATGTAGCCTATTTTCAGAAAAAGGTATATCAGTCACTTCACGTTCCATCAAGTAGAATGGATACAGAGTCATCTTGGAGCTTCTCCAGATCAGGCGAAATAACAAGAGATGAAATTAAGTTTACTAAATATGTAACAAAATTACGTAAACGATTCTCTGATTTACTTTATTCATTATTAAGAACTCAGCTCCTTGCGAAAGGAATTATTGATAAAGGTGAGTGGAACGTCTACAAAGAGAATATAAACTTTATCTTTGAAGACGATGGATATTTTAACGAAGTCAAAAAACTTGAAATAATGACCTCAAGAATCGAAATGCTTGATACTATATCAAGTGGAGAGATGATAGGTCGATATTATTCAATTGAATGGGTACGAAAAAATATTCTAATGCAATCCGAAGAAGATATTGAGCAACTTGATAACGAAATGGAAGCCGAGAAAAAAGAAAAACAAGCTAAAGCTGGCGGAGAAGACGGCGATGACAGTAAACCCGATCTATATTAGGAGATAAAATATTATGCCTACTGAGAATTTAGAAAAACTTGTGCAAGCCGCAAGAGATAAAAAGCCTACCACATTTAAACAACATTTACACGCTGAAATTGGCACTAGAGTCGAAGCAGGTGTAATGGAAATAAGAGCCGATCTTGCTAAAAATATGTTCGCAAGTAAGCCCGAAATTACTGAACATTGTGAAGGAGCAGAAGTAGAACATACACACGATGATGGTACTGTTCACTCCCACGAAGAAGGTGGTCATCCACATAGTCACGGGGAAGACGGAGAAATGATTCCTGAGGGCAAATTGCCTCCCGCTCTTCAAAAAGCCGTAGATGCTAAGAAGAAAAATAAC